GCGGGCGCCGCCCCCCCCTCTGGTCCTGCCCCGGGAACCCGGGGCCCCGCCCGAAAGCGCAGACGCCCCGCCGCCGAGCCCCCCGCCGGTAAGGGCCCCTACAGCTGCCCCCTCCAGCAGGTCTTGCAGGGAGAACTCCGCCTCCGGGTCCCTGGCTGCCACGTCGGCGGCATAGTTCAGGGCATAGGATGCCGACTCCTCCGTGGCCTCAATGCCCGCCTGGCGGGCCATGTTCCGCAGCCAAGAAGCGCCGCCGGATCCCCTGGCAATGCGCAGCAGGTTCCCGATGGGGATTTTCTCCGCGACCCCTTCAATGGCTCCGGAGACAAGGCCGCGCCCAAGGGCCTCCGTGGCAGAGGTTCCCCTGGACAGCAGTTCTCCGGCCTTGCCACCGGCGGCCTGGGCACCCATCAGCGCGGCACCGGCAGCAGGACCGGCCACGGCGGAAAGGCCCAGGGCGGGGGCCATCCCCAGGGCAGACATGGCGGCCTGGTTCACCAGCCGCCCAAAGGGGCTGTCGATGCTGTTCTGCACCGTCTCCTGCTGCTGGGCTGCCTGGCGCAGCCGCCATTGCCCCTCCGACCAGGGATGCACTTCCTCTTTGGCCCGGAGCCGTTCCGCAGCGGCGCGGGCCTCTTCCAGTGCTGCCTCCAGCCTTTGCCGCTCCTCCTCGTCCTGTGTGGTGCGGACCTGCCGTTCCAGCCGGTCCACCTGGTCCTTCTGGGACTGGTAGGCTACGTTGTTCCGGTTGCTGATGGCCTCCCGCGTGGCGGCATGGGCAGCCTCTCCAAGGCTGAGGAGGGAGCCTGTAATCTGATTCCAAATGGCGGGAAAAAAGTTCCTCTGCCCCTCTGCCTCCAGTTCCGTGGGGGTGTAAATCGGCCGCCCGTGGGCGTCGGTGCGTTTCACGGTGGGCTCTTTAGACCGCAATTCCCGGATCTTGTCCAGGTCGTAGCTGTTCTGGGTTAGACGGACATTTTGCCCCAGGATCCGACCCGTCTCTTTCAGCTCCTCGTTTCCGGTCTCTTCCCCCAGTTCATACAGCCGCTTTGCTGCACGGAGGGCCTGCTTCCCTTCGGCGGTCATAATCTGGTTTTCCTGCGCGGTCAGTTCAGGGACAAAGCGGTCCTCCCCGCTTCCGCCGCCGGAATACCCGGCCAATGCCCGCTGGTACTCCGCCATGAGGTGGGCCTGCTCCTGGAGCCGCCGCCCCTCTTCCTCAAACCCTTCCCGGATCAGCTGCGTTCCCTCGTCATACTGCTCCTTGGCATCCTGGATAATGTCTCGGGAGAGGTAGCCCAACCGCTGGTCCGATGCACTCAGAGGGTATTCCAGGTCTCGGATCTCCTGCCGGTAAGCCGCCCGGGTCCGGCGGTCTGTGGTCTTGCTTAACTTTTCGTTCAGTGCGTCAATCTTCGCCTGACGCTCTCGCTGCTCCCGGGGGGCTCGGCGCTGTGCGGCGGAGGTTTCCCTTTCCTCCGCCTCCTCCATCCCAGCAAGGCCGCCGGGAAGGGTGGCGTTTGCCCGAGCACGCAGTTCCGCCAACTGATTTTGGTACCGCGTCCGGGCATTTCCGTCTCTGGCGCTGTCAATTTTATCCTGGAGCCGCTTTGCCTGGGTGTCGTATGCTGCCTTACCTAGCTTCGCTCCATAGGAATTTTGCTTCTTTTGGATGTTCTTCCGAGTCTCGAAGTCCTTTGCAAAGTTTCCGGTAAACACCCCGTTGTTCTTGCTGGAAGATGATTTTGCCGGATTGGAAGAGGGCTTTTTACTGGAACTGGAAGAATTCCCCTTGTTCTTGTTCGCCTGGCCAACGGTGTTTTGGAGCCATTCGTCCGGCGTCATCACGCCAAGTTTCATGTTCAACGGCAAGGGAATCCCTCCTTATGCGGTGGCATATGCGGCGAGGTTCGGGTTCATGGCCGCCCACGCCTTTCTCATCTGTTCCACCTGATCCTGGGAATACCCCAGGGCCAGGTACCCGGAGAAGTTGCCGAAGGCCGCCAGCGTCTCCGCCCGGTCCAGCAGTTCCTGGTAGTTCTGCTGGTCGGCGTTCTGGTTGAAGTCGGCGATATCCTGGTCCAGGTATGCCTGGTTCAGCCAGCGGTCGGTGTCCAGCTGGGCCTGGAGCTGGGCGGTGTCCACCACGCTCTGTGCCTGCTGCCGGTATTCCTCCAGCAGGGCGGCGGCTCTCTCGTACTCGTTGTTGGCGATGGCCTCCGCAATGGAGTTCTGGTAGCTCACTTCCAACTGGTTCAGCTGGAGCTGCATGTCCGCAATGGCGTCTGCCTCGCCCCGGCGCAGGGAGCCCAGGTCATTTTGCAGCTGAGTGGAGAAAGCCAGGCTGGCCTGTCCATTCACCCCGGAACCCAGGCCCGTTGCGGCGGCATACTCATTCCACCGCAGCCTGTCCCGCTCCGACTGGGCGGCCACCGCGTTTCTCTGGTCCTGGTACTGCTGGGGGATCCCAGACATGGCGTGCTCAATTTCCAGCCGGGACTGGTCGTAGGCGTTCTGTAGCCCCGCAATGGCTGCATCCAGCGCAGCGTCGTATACGTCGTTAGTAGGATCAATCTGTGCCTCGTAGCTGGGCAGCGTCACGCTGGGCAGGCCTACGTTGGGCAGGTGCCCCTCCGGCAGTTCAATGGGTAGGTACATGGACCCGTCGCCGCCGCCGGAATAGCCGTACTTCTCCCGGATGGCCTGAGCCGCCGCGTGGAGCTGCTGCTTGAGGGTTTCGTCCCCCCGCATGTTGGCCTGCTCCCAGGCCGCCTGGAGGGATTCAATTTTCGCCTTGTCGCTCTCCGAAAGCCCCTGGTCGTTCCAAGTGCCCATGGGGATGTAGTTCCCGTTGGCATCCACCGTACCGCTGGTGGCCCGAGAGGGAACCTTAATGGACCACAGCCCGTTGGTGGGGTTGTAGCTTGCCCCCGGCGTGTTGGGGTTTACCACCAGGTAATTGCCCCCGGCGGTGATGACGGTGTCGCCGATGTTGGTCCCCGCCGGGGCGTTGCCACCAGGAGCCACGTTCACATACCGGCCCGTCTCATAGTACCCGCTGGGGGTGTTGTAGGCCCCATTCCCCGTGGTTCCAGTGCCGGTACTTGGGGTGGTCACACTGCCGTTGCCCGTCTGGGTGGTGCTGGAAACCTGGCTCCCAGACGCAGAGGAAAGGGGAGCAATGCTCCCGTTCGACCCCTGCGTGGCAAGCCCATTGGTGGTTCTGGCCGCAGCCGATGCCCCCCCGGCAGTCACCGGGGCGTTGGTCACGTTCACCGCATTGGTGTTCTGTTTCGTAGTGGTCGTGGGCATAACGCTCCCCCTTTTCTCATTTAGTTTGTATGGCGAACCCGGTCAATCTTCTCCCGGAGTTCAGCTGCCCAGTCGCCGGACGTGCTCATCAGCGCACCCCAGACGGTTCTCTGTTCCTCGGTCCCGTGGTTGCGGTCCAGGATCTTCTCCCCGCTGCGGCACAGGGTATCGTAGTGCCCAAGTTCTTGCCCGGCCAGGGAAAGGAACATGTCTCGGCCCTCCTGCTCCCCGCACTCTTTGGCGAGGCGGAGGTACTTCTGCGCGTCGTTCAACTCCTCCATGCAGAGTTTGTATCGCGCCACCAGAACGTCCATTGTCTCCATGCTCTCACGCCTCCTTGATGTACTGATACAGTTTGTCGAAGTCCGCCTCATTCATCTTGAAGTTGGAGATCTCCACCGGCCACTTCCCGCTGGCCTTCTCTTTGATGGCGGAATATACCTTGTCCACGTCTACCATGTCTCCGTCGAACACCCCCAGCGCCTGGGCGATGGGGTTTTCCGGCAGCTCTTTTGCCTTTTGCTCGATGACCAGGGGTGCCCCTGCCGCGAACAGGATCCCCTTCCACTTCGGCATCACCGGCACAATCTCCCGGTCGATGAAGGCGGCGATCCCCCGCTTCACCTGTTCCATGGATTCCATCCTCGTCCCTCCTTACAGAAAAGAAGGAAGGGGCAGGTTGCCCCGCCCCTCCCTGGTCGTCTCAAGCCGTGGCAGCGCCGCCGGTGGTGGGTGCGGTCCAGCTGTTGTACCGGTCCATGGGTTCAGGACAGACGTTGTCCTTGGGGATGACCACCTTGGTCAGGCTCTGCAGGCAGGCAATCTGCTGCTGGAGGCAGCCCACGGTGGAGGTCATGGTGCCGTTGAACACAGCCTGCTGGCAGTTCACGGCGTTCTGCTCGTCCCGGTTGGCCTGGATCTTCTCGTTCACAGCGTTGATCTGGCGGTTCAGGTCCTTGTAGACCTCCACCAGACGCTCGTCGGTGTACCGCTCAGACTTGAGCAGGGCAATCTCCCCGTCCTTGGAGGAAATCGCCTGGGTCAGGGTCATCTCGTAGCGGTTCACCGGCTGGTTCTCAGAACAGGCAGCGGCAGTGTTGCAGCCTGCGTTTGCCATGTGAGCGCCCAGCAGACCAGCGCCGCCATTCAGCAGGCCCAGAGCGGTACCTGCGATCCCGAGGCCCAGACCGGCCCCGGCCACACCTTTGCTTGCATACTCCACAATCCATTCTCCTTTGTAGTAAGATTTTTCCCATAGCTATGCGCACTTACCATGGGTATACATACAGTATATCATATACTGGACGTATATTAAATAGGGGATCAGGCAACAACGGAAAAATAATTGCCGATCAGCTCATGGGGGAGGTACTGAAGGACTATCGTCCCCGTCTCTCCCTCCCTCGTGCAGAGATAGGTTCTGCCGTCCTCAGGGTCTAAGTAGTGCTTCCCGTATTCATATTCCATCCCACGGGAGGCGGGAATGGGGTCCTCTACGGTCCCTGCGTGGCCCACGTCGATCACCGCCCACATGGCCGGGGTCTTGTCCGGCGTCCAGTCCGCCTGTGTGGTGTGCCCCTGAACGCACTTATATAGCTTCTCCGCAGGCGGATAATACCGCCGGTCATCCTTCTCCACCGCCTCCCCAACCTTCCAGATAGGAAACAGGGAGGGAAACTGCACTGCCTTCTCGTCCGGCTGCGCCTGGGCGTAGTCCTTCAGGGCCGCCCGCAGCTGTCTTGCCAGCGTCAGAATGTCCATTTACATCACTCCTTCGTCCAGCCCAAGAAGGGCGTTCAAAACCCCTCTATCGCTGGGGGAATAGGGTTCCGGATCCCGCTCCGGCTCGTTGGTCAGGGTCAGAAGCGTCCCGGAATAACTCTGTCTGGCGTAGTCCGACACATGGTCCTCACTCAGCAGGAATCCGTCGTTTCGGAACATCTTCACGGTGCCGGAGACTTCGCCAGGGTCCGGGGTTACGGTGAGGTAGCGGACGGTATTGTTGGTCACCGTTCGTCGGGTGACGGTGTATTTCTTGTCGGAGATCATAAGGTACATTAGGGGATCACCTCTCTTATATTTCTGGTCCCGCAGAAAAACTTCCTGTACCAGAATTATAAACATACTCGCGCATTACAAAGTCAAACAGACACACTACCCCGCTATCATCTTTCGCGGGGACATAATCCCGAACCAAGACATCGTCGTCATAAATTTTACATGAGTACAAGCGAAGCGCCGCTGGATCGGTTGTGGAACCATTTGTATTTCCAGCAAACAAATACATTTCCAACCCAGAAAAGATTTCCGCATCACTTGTTACGGTAGTATTCCCTATCGTTGTGACATTTCGATTCTTATCTATTGTGAATTGACCACCAGGGTTTTCTCCTGTGTTTTCATTTTGCGATCCGAAGTCGGACCGTATGGCGTTCAAATCATTAGCCCTAAGTATCGTAAATTTATCACTTGCACTAGTACCACTTCTTGCCCCAAAGACCCAAGCAGACGAGCCAGAATCCATAAACTGTGCTACAATTACAACCCTAATGTCAGAACTCGCAATTACACCAGTTTTTATATATTGACTTTTTGAACTTTGAATGTACTCTAGTTGTCTTATGGAAGTATTGTGGCCTACGGATCTGGTCGTAATAATCATGTTCCAGTCACCACCACATCAACAGGAATATTCACAGTAGGCTTCTCAAGGCTGAAAAACTGCAATGCGCCGCTCTGCTGCTTAGGCTTGAACTGTCCAGGCCCAGCGCACCAGGCGTCGTTCAACGCCTTGTCGGCTTCCAGGTCGGTACCGGACTGGTTCACGTCCACCCAGATAATTTGCGTCATACTGGTGGTGACGCCAGAAACGGAAACCGACTGCTGAAAACCGCCGGAAATAGACGTCCACCCAGAGGTGGTCAGAGTTACCGTAGTACCCTTAGACTGCAAGTCGCTGCCGTCCAGCATGAATTTGTTCCCGCTTTGGTTGCCCTGAATACCGCCGGTCGCCTCCAGCTCCAGAGCATTTACCCCGTTGATGGTGGCGTCAGCGCCGTCGGAACCAGCGGCCCCATCCTGCCCTGCCGGGCCCTGTACACCGGGAGTCCCGTCCGCCCCTGCGGGGCCTTGCGGACCCTGCGGACCTCGGATGTTTGTTCCGGGGAGCGATGGCATCCCGCTCTTGCTAGGGGTCCAATTCAGGTTCCCAGAACTGTCCACGGCAGGGGAGTAATATCCTCCGTCTGCTCCCGCCGGTCCAGTATCCCCCTTCGGCCCCTGGTCTCCGGTATCTCCCTTGGGGCCAGTTTCCCCGGCAGGGCCTTGCTCTCCCGTTTGTCCTGTGGGACCTTTCAAGTTGTGGAAGACGAAGGAGATGTTCAGTGCCGTGTCTGGGCCGGATGTTTCCACATCGACATAGGGCGTCCCTGTTGCGTCATCCACCGTGGCGGAGACATTGCCAAATCCGGCAGCCGCCCCGGGATCGCCTTTTGCTCCCTGGGGCCCCGTGTCCCCTTGTGGGCCCTGGTCCCCGGTGTCACCCTTTGGACCGGGGTCCCCTTGCGGGCCTTCCGGACCCGTGTCGCCGGTGTCGCCTTTGGGCCCTTGCGGGCCGGGGTCTCCCTTTGCGCCTTGCAGCTGCCCCTGGCTCTTCCAGCCCGGGGTGTCTGTGGTGTCCCACATGTAGATGGTGTAGGGGGGCGTAGTACCCACGTTATACATGTCCCCCTGCTGGGGGTTCTGTACTGCCTCCTGCAAGGCGAACAGGGAGGCGTAGGTTCCCTTGATATCCAGCCCGGTTCCCGTATCCCCCTTGGGTCCTTGGGGCCCCATAGGACCCTCCGGGCCGGTGTCGCCTGGATCACCCTTCGGCCCTTGGGGTCCTTCCGATCCGGTCGGCCCGGTGTCGCCGGGGTCGCCTTTTTCCCCTTTATCCCCTTTAGGGCCCTGGGGACCGGGGTCCCCCTGGTCGCCCTTCGGGCCCTGTGCTCCGGTGTCTCCCTTCTCGCCAGGGGGACCTTGCAGACCTTGAGGCCCAGTGTCTCCAGGGTCACCCTTGATGCCTTGCGGCCCCTGCGGTCCTGGATCGCCCTGGGGCCCGACAGGACCTTGAGGCCCAGTCTGTCCCTGCACACCCTGGGGACCAGGGACCTGGCCGAAGGTAAGAAGTACGTTTCCAGTGCTGGTGGTGGATTTCGTCACCGTGGGGGTGGACCCTGCGGGCAGTTCCGTGCTGGCCACCTCCAGGTCCACAATGGCATCCCGCGCCGCCGCTGCATCCTTCGCAGACTTGGCCGCCGCTTGCGCCTGAATGGTTGCCTGGGCCACAATGCCGGTGGTGGCGTTCTCTCGGGCCTGCTCGGCTTCCTCTCGCGCATCCTCCGCTTGGGCCCGTGCTTGTTCAGCAGAAACTCGGCCTTGTTCTGCCAGCACCCGGGCCTGCTCTGCGGAGACCCGGCCTTCCTCCGCAGAGACTCTTTCGTCCTCCGCGTCCGCCCGGTCGGTCTCTGCCTGGCCTCGCAGAGTCTCGGCGCTGGCCCGCCCCTGTTCGGCGGTCACCCGGCCCTGCTCTGCGGTAACTCTGCCTTTCTCAGCGGTCACCCGGCCCTGTTCAGCCTGTACACGCTCCGCCTCAGCATTTTCCCGCTCTTCTTCTTCCGCAATGGTGCCGGACAGATTCGGGATCAGTTCGTTGTTGATGTAGTCCTTAATGATGTTCCCGGCCTCGTCAAACTTGGCCTTCAGTTCCGCAGCAGTCAATCCGCCTACATCGTTGGGCTCGTCGTCCAACTTCTGAATCACGTTCATGTCGTCGTCCAACTCCGGGATCACCAGGGAGGACAGAATATTCAGATCTTCGTTCAATGGGTTCAAACTCATGGCGTTGCCCTCCTTATCTGGCGTATCCGGTGTACCGGACGCGCATATCTGCCGCCACAACGGTGGCTGTGGTGTTGGTTCCATCAAACCGGAAAATCAGCTTGTAATAGACGAACTTTTTTGCCTTGATTTTCAGCCGCTCCGCATGAGGTTTTCGGTTGGTGTTAAAAGACCACCGACGAAAATCAGCCTCACTAAAGCTGAACACGGAGGCTGCCGCTACCTTCTTGGCGTGGTCGCTTTTCCGGTCCGTCTGCACCGTAACCTCTACCCGGCTCCGCAGTTCCGGTTTCAGCACAATCCATTGAATGGCAGAATATTTCCGCATAAACTCCCGGTCAAACGGTTCTGCACCGCTTTCCCAGTACCCCGTGATTTCTGTACCGTTATCGGTCCGATTATTTCGTGATACCAGGTTTAGCCTACCGAGGCTGTCCCCAGCATAAAGATCCCCATTCAGGTTCACCATGCACGTCACATCAAAGTCAGTATAGTAATACCATGCATCTGCGGCATAGTTATATACCAGGGCTTTCTTGTCGTAGCAGATGTAGTATTCCTGATGGTCTTTGTCGTCGTAGCAGTAACACCGGGAGAAGTCGAAATTTTCCAGGGTAGCATACACTCTATCGGAAATCCGCTTCGCCTGCCGTTCGTCAATGCTCAAATTGCTGGAGTAGGAAGCGTTGTTCCGCCATTCATACACGTCCTTTCCGCACAGAGTGTAGGGACTATTCAGAACCAGTCTGGCCTGTCCCATAGCCTCGTTTCCCAGGTTCCGGTTGATGGGGGTGCAGTAAAAGGCAGCCGTGGACGTGTCGTCCGGCAAGGTAATGGTGCCGTACTGGATAGAATACGCCTCGTCCTCTTTGAAGGCGATCAGACGGGAATAATGACGGACTAAGCCAGTAACCGAGGAATTTTCCGAACCAATGGAAATTGTATTGAGTTCGGGGAAGTAATCCGCTCTAGGGATGCCGTTTTCATCAAAATCGGAATAATAGACCTTGTTTGTTTTGTCTCCATACAAAAACACTCTAGTATCTGTAACTCCATTGTATAATTCAACATAACGCATTCCAGAAAACGGAGAAAGGTCCTCTGCTATTCCAGAAAAAGCATTCCCAGTTGTACTTTTCCCTGTTCCAGTATATCGAATCTCTATACTGTTTTCTCCCGCCGCGGGAGGGTCATTAAATTTAATTCCAATTCTTTCGTTTGTATTTATATCTCTCAAAAAAGAGAACGCCGATGAGCTGATTTCTTCACCTGTTGTTAAATCCACAACGTCCATTTGTGCAGGGATCGACGGCAACCTTCCTGGTAGAACAAACTCAGTTCCTTCTCCGTCAGGAGACAATCGAACTCGAAAATAGGCGGACAATATATTTACTTGTTGTAATGTTGTCCCGCCTCCAGAATTTTGGCCAGGGGGAATAGACACCACGACCAACGGCTCATAAGCCGAATTATACTCGATACTTTTTAGTTCTTCGCCACCATCCCACTCATACTGCGAAACCCCTGTCATAATATAAAGATTACCAGAAAACCCAAACAAAACGACAGAACTATCTCGCATGGTATCCGTTCTAATCTCTCCGATAGGTTCCCTGACAAATCCGTTTCTTTTGTCCCACAGCTTAACAAACTGATTCCCAACCGTTCCAACCAGAACAGGTTCTCCTCGTACATTTCCAGACCACAAATTCGTTACATTGGCCTCTGCCTCACCAGGAGGGACAAGAGTCATCGACCTCATGTACCAAAGATACTGTGCGTTCCCTGAGTCATAAGACCGTTCGCACCTATCAAACTGATATATATTCCCGTCATTTCCACTCCAATAATAACCGGAATATTCTTCTGCGTTAGAATATTCCACTGACACCATGTCCCCCCATACAGAAATTTCCCCATCGTAAGATAAATAATATGGATACATCATTAAAGAGCTAGATACATTGTTGTCTGTCCTTACAATTTGGGACGTTTCTGAAATTTTTACGGTATATCCAGATATAACAGAAATTATGCTATCCAGCCCAGGCCGTTTCTGCAACGAATGATCCCGGGTAATCTTAAAGTTCCGCATGACGGACGCCTCGCCCAGCTTCAGCTTTGTGTCGCCATCCGGACTTTCGTTCAGCCCCAGAAACTCCTGGATGCGGAACACCTTCTCGTCGGAGGAATCTACGATTTGCGCCATGGGAAATCACCACCTGGAAAATTCATTGTACTCGAAGCCCACACCGTACACATCGGTAATGGCCTCGCCGTCCTGGGGGAACCCCTTGGACAGGTTGTTTCTCAGTTCTTCGTACCGTTGTTGGAAAAAGGAAGCGGCAGAAGGGTTTTCATCCAGCAAAAGCTGGGCCGCCAAACCGTAGGGAAGCACAGTCTGGCATATATAATCATCTAAGTCGATGGGGGTTTCAAAGTCAGAAATCACCGCCACAATGGGGCGCTCACCCGGCGTCTCTACCTCGTAGGTGTCGCTATAGGGATACAGTTCCCCTCGGAGAGCGTTCAGAATGAGCAGTGTCCGCATCTTATATTCCCGGGTGTCGGCGGTATCAGTTTCCCCGGAATTTTCGTTCACCTCGTCGATCAGGCCCATGGTAATATCAAACACTCTCTGGGCCGTGGTGCTCGGTGCTGGCATAGTCTCTCCCTCCTTTGTGAGAAACGGGGTGGGAGGGTGGCCCTCCCACCCCGTTACAGGTGTAGATCAGCCCGCGCTGACGCTCTCGGCAACGCCGGAGTTCAGCAGGCCGGACTTGTAGGCATAAGCCTTGACAGTCACGCCAGCGGCAGCGTTAGGCTTGCTCCCGGAGGCATAGGTCTGTGCAGTATCGGAAGTCTTGGGGTTGGTACCGTCCAGGGTGTACTTGATGCCGTCGGAGCCAGTAGCGGTCAGAGTCACCTCACCGCCCGAAGCAATGGCAATGGTGGGGGTGACAGCTGCATTGGCGGTGTTGGCATACACATACAGGCCGTTGATTTTCTGGGCCAGCACAAAACTGTCGTGGATGTACCGGCCCTCGCCGATGTCGGCGTCGAAGCCAATGGGATGGGTCTGAACCCGAAGCACCTTCCGCTTCATGGGATCCACCGTAGAGCCCTTGTACTTGATGAGGAAGGACACACCGGCAGGCAGCAGATCGTCAGGCACCGCCACAATGGGGGAGCCGTTGATCACGCCGATCTGGCCGTTCAGAATGGCCCCAGTGGTGTACTTCTCGTTGTTCTGGAGGTTGGTGGCCAGCTTGGTCTGGATGGCCAGGGTCTCGGAGATAAAGGTCACCCGGGCCTTGCCCTTGGGCACCCGCTTGTTGCTCATGGCCGCGTGGCCGGTAAGCAGCGCCTCAATCACCGTGTCCTTGGTCAGGGCAGCCCCGGCGGTCACAATGCCCGCGCCGTTGGACCAGGTGGAGAAGCGGTACTTGTCCACTTCCGGGACCACCTGCTCGTCCCACACCTGCTTCAAAACGGCGTTGCAGTGCTTGATGTTGAACTGCTCACCCGCGTTCCCCTCGTCGATGGCGAAGGTATAGGATTTGTCCTGAGTCATCACCAGGGTCTGCACGGTGTCGCCCAGTTCATTGATGGTGCCGAACCGGCTGGCGGAAGCGTTCCGGTTGTAGTCGGTGATAGGCACCTGGTCAATGGTCCAGATCTTGATGGCATTCACGCCCTCAAAGGAATAGCTTTTGCCTGCATAGGCATCGGTCAGAGAGGACTGCTTAAAGCGCTCGTCCAGCTTCTTCTCATATTTGGTGGCAAGGTTGATGGTAGCCATAGTCATTTTCTCCTTCCTGCCCCCAAATTCATGTCAGGGGCAATCAGGTCCCGTCGTACCAGGCGCGGTCAAACTCGTCCATTTCACTGGCGCTTCCCGCGCTTCTCTGGCTTCCTGCGGACCGTCGTTTGTTCTCACTGTTTTTCTTTGCCGTCTCCAGCTGGCTTTCCAGCTTGGAGACTTTCTCCCTGAGTTCCCGGTTCTCGAATCGGGCATAGGCGTTCACCAGGTCCTCGCCATCCTTGAAGGCGTCCCACACGTCCTTGGGGATGTCGTTTGGTTTCACCTTCGGATAGGTTCGAGCAAACCGCAGAAATTGCTCCTGCCGTTTCGCTTCCTCCTGGCTTTTTTCCTGGGCTGCTTTCTGCTGCTGGTCCTTCTGGGCCTCAAAGGCCTTTCTCTCTCGGTCCAGCTTGATTCTCTGGAGGGCAACGTCCTTGTTCAGGTGCTCCTTCTTGGCCAGCACCTCGGCCCGTGCCCCGTCGATCAGGTCCTCAACGGAGATTCCCTGGGGCGCGGCGAGTTCCTTGAGAAAGGTCTCCATGGCAGAAAGACGCTCCACTTCCTTCTCCATGGGAGAAAGCCGTTTCACCTCTTTCCGCGCTGCGTCCCGGTCCTCCCGGATTCGCTGGTAGTCCAGACCCATCTGGGCATAGGCGTTCAGCTGCTCCGGGGTTACCCGCACCGTCTGGCCCAGGTGTTTCAACTCGATCAGTTCCGGCTGGTTTGCCTCTTCCGATCTGTCAGTCTGCTCCTGCGCTTCGGTTGTGGGCTCGTTGGCCGCTTCGGTCTCTGCTTCCCCTTCCTGCTGGTTTGCGTCCGGTTCCACAGTCTCATCCTGCGTCTCACCCTCCTGCGTCTCCTCGCCGGTCTCGGTGTCTCCGTCCAAAATCTCCAGGTCCGAAAAGTCAATATCGGACCAGTCATCAGGGTCATGGGCGGGCGCTTCGGTCGCGCTTTCGGTGCTTTCAGGAATGGTGTTTACAGTCAGTTCGTCCATGTGTAGTTCCTCCTATTGGGCATGGGTGGCCCAATTTATGTTTCCGCTGGTTTGCGGTCAGTTGGTTGTATGCTTCACCCGGTCCTCCACTTCCGCCCGCTTGGCGTTGTTGAACCGGTCCAGAGTTCCCACCAGGTAACCGGTGATTCTGCGGATGCGCTGGAAGGGCGCCCGCTCAAACACCGGAGTGATCCCGTATTCGTCGGGGTTCTCGGTGCGGCGGATGGAGATTTCCACCACCTTTCGTCCCTCTTCCTGTTCCATCATGGAGATGGCGGCCTGGACGATTTCCTCGGGGATGTTGTCCGGGTTGTGGATGGTCACCCCCATCACAGCAGCCCCTTCCGGTTCAGGACAGCGGCGAACTCGTCCCGTTTCAGGGGGCGTTCCGGGCTGGTGCCGTCCATGACGCCAGTCTCTTGGGCCTTCTTCCAGGCCCCTTCCTTCTGAGACCACTCCGGCTCCGGCAGGGTCACCATGTGCTGGACGGCCTTCTGGTAAATCAGGTAGGCCTGCTCGTCCGTCATGTCCTGGAGTAGCTTGTTGATGTCCACGTCCTCGTCCTCCTCTGTGGTGGTTTTGTTCATCTCCGCTGCTACGTCGGCGCGGAAGGTGTCCATGCTTTTTCCGTGCTTCGGGAACCAGTGCATGACATCGGCATGGTTGCTGGCGATGCCTCGTTTGTGGCCCTCGCTGTGGCAGATGACCTTGCCGTCTGCCAGGGGGTTGAACCCGAACATTTTGCACAGGTAGGCGGTCAGCTCCACGGCCTCGCGGTACACTTTGGCGAAATACACCCCGTCGCTCAGGCCGTCCTCGCAGATCTCAAACCCGATATAGCCCATATTGTTTGCGCTGCCCTTGCTGCCCTGGCCGCTGTGCCAGCCCCTATAATTCCAGGGGAGGGTCTGGTAGGTGGCAATGCCTCCGTCTGCCAATTTACCGATGAGAGCATGGACGCAAACCTGGCGGCCATCAGGGCGATACCGGTTCCAGTGGTTCCCGTTGTTGTTGGTCCCCAGCAGGCCATCGTCCGGCTGGACATAGCGTTTCAGCCACGGATTGTTTGCCCCGGTACTGTGAACCATGACCCCGACGGGGTTGATTTTCACCCCACGCTGGTAGCACTCATTCTTTGTGAGAAGGCATTTTCTCAAGTTCATTGGGTTAACTTCCTCCGAATCTCTACACAAACTTGCTTGAAACTTGCATCAAACTTGATTTTCGTCGCAACATTTCACATTCGTCTTAACTTTCCGTCTTCACTTCCGGCAGGCCCTTGACGCTGACCAGAAGGGACAGAACGCCGGACAGGATGGTAGCCGACAGAACCACCGGCCACTCCACCGCAGACAGCACCGCCGCCGCTCCGATGGTGGCAATGGCGGTTTCTGCCATGGTCTTGATGGCCCGCACCCCGGCGGCCTTCCACCAGAGCTTCCATTTCTCGCTCATCGGTCCTCCCTCCTTTCCTCCAGCACCGTAATTCGGTGCTCGTGATCGTTTACCTTTTCGTAAATGTCTTCGTGTACGTCCTTAAACTCCTTGAGTTGGTCCTTGTATCGGTCCTTGAATTCCTCCAGTCCCTGGGTGAAGTTCGCCACCTGCACCGTCAGCTTCGTGATGGTGGAATTCAGCTTCACCATTGGACCGGCAACGGAAATCACGAGGCCAACGAGGACCACAATGACTCCAACCACTTCCCATTCCGTCATGTGGCACCTCCCATTCGGTCAAACCATCCCTGCGGTGGTCCCGGTCTCGTTGACCTTTCTCTGCAAGGCGGAGTATCCGCCTCCCGTCGGGATCTCGTCCTTTGTGGTGTCTCCCGCCACAGGGGCCCCGCCGGGGTTCTGGGGGGCACTCTGCTGCATCTGCGCCTGCATAGCCATGGCGTTTCTCTGCTGCTCTTTCAGTTCGTTGATGAGCTCTCTCCGTCCTGGGATGTAGCCGTCGGGAATGCGCTCCAGGTACTGGATGGGGTCGATCTTCCCCATCTTCAACAGGTTGTCCAGCGTCTGGATGGAGGCGATTTCCGAGTAGTACGAACTGGCCCCGATGTCCAGTTTGATGTGCATGGGCATGTCTTTCAGCTGGGAAAAGTCGAACTGCATCGGAATCTCTGCTGGGGTCTCCTGTCCAATGAAGTCGTAGACCTGCCGGACCTCCTCCGGCGTGGTCATGTCTACATACCGTTTGCCGTAATACTCGCCCATAAACTCGATGTAGATCCTGTATAGGTCCTCAATGGACTTATACAGGTTTTGCTTTGTAATCTCCGACGGGGTGGAGGCAGCCCGCTGCAAGGCAATGATGGCCGACGTGTTGTCTGGCCGCGTGTCGCCCAAAGCAACGGACGTTGCGCCCAAACTCTGCTCCGTCTCCTCCACCGCCAACTGAATGAACTGGGAGATTTGCGGGGAGATGCTGGCCGGGTCAATGATCTTGGCTACGTTGTTCACGTCGCCGCCCTGGATCCCGATGGCAGCGCCAATCCGATTATCCCACTTTCCGACCCTGGTCGCGTCGTACACGACCTTGGGAAATGCTGTGGTCATCAGGGACAGCTGCGACATGGCCCAAAGCTTATTCACGAAAATCTGATTGGGAATCAGACCGGTAATCATGGCCTGCCCGTGGAAACAGTCCTGGATGTAGTCCCAGTTCAGCCAGGAAATGGGATATAGCTTGATCCCCAAATCCCACGGCTCCCGGATGGAGGACCCCCGGGCGCACTTGTACGCCCAGATGTGGCGGGTCTTGGTGTCCCGCCAGAAGAGCAGGATGGTGGTCACCTTGTCCGTGGTCTCTTTGGCCGCGTCCGGGTTGGTGTTGTCGCCGTCCCCGCCGATGTTCCGCCAGGTCTCGAAGCCGTTCTCCTTGGCCTCTGCTTGGGCTGCGGATATAATTTCCCGCCGCTCCAGAATGATCCACGGTTGGCTCTGCACATCTCGGTCGTTGGGGTTTCCGAAATGGACCCGAAGATTCTCTACAATCTCGGTCCGGATGCACCCCTTGGCGTCCTGCCCGGTCTCTGCGTCCGGGTCCCACCAGGTGTAAAGGCACCCGTCCCCGTCCACAGCGGCATTTCTGGCGAACTCACGCATCAGCGACGGGATGTTGTTCAATTCCGTCAGCGCGTCCAGTTCCTCGTTGATGATCCGAACCGGCTCCACAAGCGACGTGGTGTTCGGCGTCGCGGACAGCGGAGAGGCGTTCACCTTGATGTTGTCGCTGGTGATGGTCGCCACCGTGAAGCAGCACACCCGCTTTAGGAAGTTGAACACGGGGGTGGGCAGCCCGTTGGAAATCACGCCCTCCCACTGCTTCCCGATGAAGAAGTTCTCGTTGACGCGGACGGTGTCCTCCAGATTGATGCTGGAGTTGAAGTCCAGTCCTCGCTCGTACAACTTCCACGCCGTCCCGCAGTCCGGCAGCTTGCTCTCCTTCCCCAGGGAGTAAGTGTTCAGGCCGGAAGTGTCCGGCTTTTTCTCTCTCTTAGACATCGTCACCGCCTGCCTTTCTGGCTGCGTTCATGTCGTAATTGAGGATGTTGTTGATCCCGGTAAACAGCAGTTCCTCCTGTCTCTTCCGGGTCTCTCGGTCACCCTCTTCCGCTTTCCAAACCTGTTCCAAGTGTTCTGCCTTCTTCTCAAGGCTTCGCACTTTAAGGGAGATGCTGGCCAGGCGCGAGCTCAACTCATCCAGGTGCTTTTCGTTCTTGTGCTCCAGCACCAGCAGAACGACAAAACACACAAGGGCAAGCGCAGTTCCGATGCCAAACAGAATGGTTTCCATAGTGTCCTCCTCACAACGCAAGATAACTGGGGCTGGGGGCCCCGCTTCCTACCATGAACTCCTCGTAGCTCTCCATGCTGTCCTCGTCATCGTCATACAGGACAACCTTCTTCTCGTCCTTTTCCGGCTGGGCAGGCAGCACACGGGAAATGCAGTAATACCGCACCCCGTCCACCGTGTGGGTCACCTCGTGGGGGTCCTTGGCACAGTCGTTTGGGTTCTTCTCGTCCGCCTGGATATCCTGGATATCCCCGATAACCTCTTTGCAGGCATCGAAGAACATAAGCCCCGGCAGCTTGTCCGGCACCGTCCCGTCTTCCCGGCGGAACATAGCCTGCACATAGGGGTCGCGCAGCGGCCTTGGTGCCAGCGCTTCCTTCATCATCAGGTGTCCCTGCACCCGGTTGTTGTCCGCCCGGATCAGGCCAACCTGGTTCAGCATGAACACCTCCGCCATGGTCTTGCCGGTGTCTTTCTGCCGGCTCCACATATCCGGCGGGGCATAGGTGGCGGAGACATGCTCTCCCGGCAGCGTCAACTCGTGGATCTTCTCTGCCGCCTCTTTGACAATGAGGCCCTTGTGGGTGAACTCCCGGTAGCACCAAGACCTTCCGTCTTCGTCTACCGCCCACCAGAAACAGGCGAACATGTCCAGGCCGTAGTCGAAGCTTCGGTACCGCTGCCAATGCTCCGGGATGCGAAACGGCTGCACAACGTGGGTCGCGGTAGAGAATTCCGGGAAAAAGTTCCCGCCGATGGCGTTCCAATCACCGTACCGGTAGGCCCGCCGCTTATCCTCCGGCATGTTCGCCAGCATCCGCACATACCCTGGGGAAGAGGCCATCAGGTGGTAGTTGTCCTCCACCGTCGCCGGGATGAAGGTATAATCCTCCGGATTCTCGTTCTCTTCCGGGTTGTCGCAGTTCTGCTTGAACTGCCGGTCAATGAACAGCCGCTTCACCCACCGGTGGCCGACGCCGCCGGGGTTGCAGGTAAGATACATCCGCTTTGGAAACTGGTTCACGCCGCGCAAGCAGCCGCCCAGAAAGTTGAAACTCCGCTCGGAAAACTGCGTAGCCTCGTCGATGAAAATCCAGTCATATTCCAGGCCGTTGTACTCATCCTCCGAAGCGTCGCCGCTCCAATGGCCAAACTTGATGGTGCTCCCGTTGTGAAAGGTCATCAGGTGGGTGGTGGCGTTGTAGGAAGCCAGCGCAGGCGGCACCATCTTCACAATGGGCCGGATGTGGTTTTCCTCCAATTCTGGATAGGTCCGCCGCATGATGAGGATCTTGATGCCCGGGTTGGCAATGGCTCCACCCACAGCCTTGATGCGAACGGCATGGGTTTTTCCGCCGCCCTTGGCACCGCCGTAGGCGGTGTAGGTGGTTCGGGAGAGATAGAACAGCTTCTGCTTCTGGTTTGCCTCTCCGGGGTCCCAGACAACGTCCTTCTTCTGGACCTTGCTCATCCTTCGCCGTGCCGTCTCTCCTCACCTCCAAACGCAAAAACGGGGCCAACCTGTCGGAAATTCCGACAAGTTGACCCCGTTCGGCCCTTCTTCCCAGCCATTCCCGGGAAGGTCAGTTATCCAGCTTTCCTTCCAGTACGACTTTCCTCTTGATCTGTACGACCTTCACCGTACCCTCAGGCCCGGAAATCAATTCCACACGCCCGTCTTTCTCCAGAAGGTCATTTATGACATCTAACAGATTAGATCTATCGTATGAACGTTTCACTTAAACAACCTCATAAGAAACCATTTTGTCCCGACCACCTTCATCGACAACTTCGTTGATAGTAGGCATGTCTCTGTTAAATGTAATATAGCATCGTCCCTGAATGCCGGTTCCCGTTTTTTCCTTTGTTGTTATTATGCTACCCTTAACGGCAGAAAAACCTTTACTTACTCCTGTAGTCACTGAAACCGAACTTACTGCTAAAGTTCCATCTATAACAGTAGTAAACCAGGCCTCCGCAGAAACGCCGCCATAACCGTTCGTTCCGGTTGCGACAATCTGTACGAACTCCACTTCATTCCCACCGGGAACTATAGGAACATCATTGGATCTTCTTTTCACCAAAATTATTTTTCACATCTCCAATCTAAAGCCGTAGACGCAAATAAATATGGCGGAACTACCAGGACTCGAACCCGGACAGCCTTGCAGCCTACTCGCGGTTTTCAAAACCGCCCCCTTACCGTTAGGGTTATAGTTCCGTATAGAGCGATTTCCGGCATGGCAAACCAAAAATCGCTCTCGCGCAGAGAATCCGCCATAACATTCCCTGCCCTATCGCCGAACGTCAGGCGCGACCTGACACCCTCGGATAGTGAGGGCCTTTCTGGGATTCGGCATGTATGGCCCTAAATCCTCGGGCCATGCTGCGGGTTTGTGACCGGCTTTGCCCGCGCGCCGGGTAGCTCGAAAGAGCATACAAGACAATGTGTTACCAAACCATGTGAAAGGAAGCAGCGAAGGAGAGAATTCACTTCCTTTCTGTTTGATATTCCCCTTTCGGGGTTTGCCGCCCGGCCTGGAATCGAACCAGGCTTTGCACCTGCCGGACGATTTGAGGGAGGCAAAGGCTGTCTTCCCTTGCCCCCACTCGAAAGGAGGTAGAACACCCAAGAACTGCTTCGGGCCTCCGGGACTTGAACCCGTCTCGTGCGCCTCTCACACAGCCCGATTTCTATTTCACCCTGGGGACCCATTCCTTCTGGGTACCCCCTGATTTTCCGGGTACCCCCTGTATAGTTATCATAGATAGCTATGTTGGAGGGGGGAAGTCTGGAGGATGGGGGTTATCTTATACACCCCCTGCCGGAAACCAGCCCCTACTTTTTCCGCCACACCCCCCTGGTAGGTAGGGTAGGGGGTAGGGGGGTATACCTCGAAACCGGCCAGCGCCGCAGCACCCCCACCCCCGGGGCGGGAGGGTCTTATTGCACCCAGCCACCCCCGTGCAGGCCGGTCTGCCTGATTGCTCCAGCCCGCCGCATACTGTAATATCTCTGTAGTGGTGCCGCAACCCGTTGTGCTGCAAGGGCTTGCACTTGCTTATATAGCAAGCAGTCCGTAATTGCTACTTGAAAGCATCGACTCCGCCCACTCCCTCGATCTTGAGAGTGACGGTTGCGCCCTGGTCTACCTGCTGTGTGGACTCTACATAGCCACCATTGAATGGCTGCTTCAGCTGGAATATTGCTGCTGCTGCTTTCTTCGAATCGCCCTCTAACATAGTTAATAGTCTATGTTCTCTGTACTGTCTGAGGTTTTTGAAGGGGATTTCGTAGCCTCTATAATTCCCCTCCCCCGCCTCATACCTACTCAGTGTCGCAGCACTCACCGACAGGAATTTACAGAGGTTATAGTTGGAAGGGATTTCACCGTTTTCCTCGCAGTATTTGATGAAATCATCTATATATTTCATCAGCTTTTCAGCGGATTCTACCTTTCTTGTCTGTGCCATCTGGCTTACCTCCCTTCCAGAAATCTAGCAAATCTAGACTTTTCCCAATCTAAGGGTACGAATCAATTATACATTCCAGGGTTCCTGAAAAGGGGGCTTTTCAAATTTATTTTAAATTATTTTTCTCAATCTTTTTCGACATGTGTCTAATATCTTAGATGGAAAAGAGGCCCGGAAGGGGAATTTACTGCCCCTCTCTAGGCCTCTTGTGCTGCTCTCTGCGGGGCGTTATACCTGCCCCTTGTCTGTTCCCTACTCTTGCTCTTTCTGCTGTCCTGGCGCAGTCTTTGCCTGCTCTACGTAGTCCTCCATTGCTCTCCGCAGCACAGCGTTAACGGGATCCCCTCGCAGCTTGCAGGCAACGCGGAACTCCTCCAGCAGCTCCCGCCGAACCTTAACCGTTTGATATGCCATATGCTCCGCATCCCATTTATCGTTGCTGGCCCTCTTTGCTGCAGATACCTTGCGTTCCTCGTTCATCGGATCACCTCCAATTCTAATTACTATGGTACATAGTGCTCAGCACGTTGTAAAGTGTATATTTTGCACAAAACGCAGCCCCACCTTTTGGTCAGTATCATGGCTTGACTTTACACGTTACAACGTGCTATCATAAAGCCAAGCTAAACGACAGCCACCGAGACAGGCCAGCAGGCCGGAAGGGAGAACACCATGGAAGAGAGAACCATTACCGTTACCATTACGGAGAAAGAAGCAGGAAACATCATCCGGTCGCTAAAATCTAGAGCTGCCCACTGGAATCTCAAATCTACCGAAGCAGAAACCCATGAGAGCTTCCAGTGCTATCGCAACATCGCCAAGCACTACGACAACTTAGCAAAAAAGATTGACGATCTGCTCTAAAGGTTCTGGCGGGGCATCCTCAAAAGCCCCACCCCACAAAACTTTATTGAGAGGAGAACACCCCATGAAATACTTCGAGAATATCAATACCCTGGACGAGCTCAAGAAGGCCTATCGCCGTCTGGCCATGCAGTACCACCCCGACTGCGGCGGCAACACCAAGGCCAACAAGGACAAGCTCAAGGCAGCTGGCTGCAAGTGGTCCAAAAATAAAGCCAAGTGGTACTGGCACCACGCCGAGGCCGGTTCCCGCTGGTACCGTGGCAAGTCCTCCATGGCGGAAATCCGCACCAAGTACGGCAGTCAGGCATTCCGCTCCCGTGGATCCCAGGACATCGAAACCGCTACAGCGTAAGGAGGCGGCAGGACATGAAAAGCAGAGACTCACCCAACAGCCGAAACCCCTTCGGGGGTCTACCGGAACCGCCCCACCGGTACTGATGATGGCAGGGCAGAAAGGAAGTTTTACCATGAACGCAACAAGGCACGGGACCACCAATTTTAAGATGCTCCGGCCATACCTGAATGGCATGGGTCCAGACGGTGACAGCCACCGCAGATTTATGGCAGAGGGGTTTATGGACCTGGTCGCAGAGTACCTGTTTTACAGCGATTATAAAGGTCGCCCCGTCTATTCCCTTACGCACTACGGACGGCAAAACGGAGATGCCATGCGAGACCCGGACATGACAGTCTCCGTGGACTGGTCTGCCGGATCGGTGGAGCCCCTCACATTCCAAAACGACTACCTCGGTGTATACCAGGAAGTTTACAAAAGAGACGAAAGCGGCCAGCTGCTTTACTCCAAGCGGCTCAGAACAGACCTTGACGAATTCCTTTGGAACTGGCTGCACAACATTAAAGAACAGGGCTACTCCCTAAAGGAGAAAGAGCAATGAAAACATTGATTGCAATCCTGCTCACCGCCGCCCTTGCCTTCGCAGGCGGCCACGCCGCCACAGTCTCCACGATGGAGATCGAAACAGACGGAGACTGTGACAGCGCGTTTGTAACGACCCTGGGCCGTGAGTATTTTATGGGGGCCAACGGTTACGAGGTAGAATGACATTGACCGAGTCAGAGAAACCATGCTATAATTTTAAAAAGGAGGGTCACCAAATGAAAACTTACAACAAGAATTGGGATCAGATCATGTCGTTGATGGATGGAGACATCCTAGAGTACATCCGCTCCAATCTCTCCCCATGCTCTAACCAAGAGATTTTGATCCGCTATCTGGAGATTGTTCCAGAGTTCGAGAAAACACTGGCTTTCCCTTTTAATCAAAACGAAATAGACTGTCTTGCATACGCCAGGGAACATGATTCGCTTGTGTGGTCGGAATTTACCCCAGAAAGCGTGTATGGGAACATTTCTGTCATTCGTTTTGGTGATCACGTTTCCCTAATAACGCAAGTCGAAGAAAAAGGGAACTTTTCCATTTCTGCTTTGATATACAAGGGGCGCAGAATTTATTTCTGGCAAGGTGACAAGGGCGAACGGTCCAACATTCTAGCCGCGTCTGAACTGACCGATAAAAACTCCAGCTTTTATAGGGAGTATGTAAGAATGTGGGAGCCGAAGTCTGTAATCAAAGGAAATGCCGACGATATTTATAACGCGGTGACTGGCGGAAAGCGCCGCTAAAAGCAAATTGACAAGGCAGAGAAATTGATATATAATCCAAGCAGAACCCCACAGCGGTGGGGATGAACCGTGGAGGATAAGCGCTTATCCGTTTTCCGAAACATTTTTAACCCCACAGTAGTGGGGACGCAAAAAAGCCGCTCCGGATATACTCCCGGGGCGGCTATTTTGTCCCGTAGTCTTGACACGATCTTGACAGGATAGTGAGCGTTTTGATATGCTGTTTTATGCTGTTTTGTGTGCTGCGTCAGGCTTCAACGAACAGTAAAGCGGAACACGAAAAACCCCGGAACTCACTGATTTCCAATGGCTCCGAGGTTTTCATTCCATCCTGTATCACAATGACACAAGGTTTTTCGGGCTTTCTTCCAAAGAATATAAAATCCCTTACGCCCCAACGTCTCCGCCGACTTTGACAGAATTTTGACCCAAAAACGCATTCAGCTTCTCCGCCGTCTTCTCTCTCCGGCTCTGCCGGATGTGGGTATAGACGTCCCTCGTCACCTGAATGGAACTGTGTCCCATCAGTTCTTTGGTATCCATCTCGTCAATGTTGGCGTCGTATAGCATAGTAGCAAATGCGTGACGGAGCTGGTGCGCGGTGATATCTGGCCGCCACTTCCGCCGCGTTTTCTTCTTTTGGGTTTTGGGGTCTACCTCCACGGTCACCAACTCATGGGCCAGCCCCGCAGCCTTGCACCATTCCAACCAATTTCTTTCTGTCTGGCTCTTTAACCAAGGCGCGTTACCGCCAAATAGGTACCCACTTCCTCCATCAGGAAGAACCTTTTCCAGCGCGTCCAGCAGAACCACGTCACGCCGTCCCGCCTTGCTCTTCGGTAGCTTAATCATAGGCTTTCCGCCCACAAAGCAAACGGATTTTGTCACATGGATCACCTTTTTCTTCCGGTCGATGTCCTCCCAGCGAAGTGCCAATAGCTCCCCGCGCCGCAGACCGGTATAGAGCAGCATATAGGCAAATAAGCCATTCTCTTTCTCCAGACCTTGCTTGACCTTTTCCTGCTGTTCTTCTGTAGGGGCACTCCGTTCTCCATCACTCAACCCGGCAGGCAGCTTTACTGGCCCACAGGGATTGCTTTTCGCCCATCCCCGAACAATGGAGAAATTCCAGATCATCCGGAACATGTCCAGGTACACCTGCACACCACGGCGGCTATACCCTTGTCCCGCTATGTGATTTATGTAGGCGTCAATTTCATCCGGCCCAATGTCCTGGATCTTCCGCCCTGCAAAGTGTTCCTTTGCCCGGCGCAGCGGTGCCCGATACATGACGGAGGTGTTGTACTCCACCTGTTCCGTGTGTTCCCGGTCCCAGTCATCCGCGCAGGCCGCAAACGTCCGACCGCCCACCTGGTCCTTTTGCCAGGCCGCCATCTTCTGTTTCACCTCTTTCTGCGTCTTCCCATAGAAATATTTTGGCTTCTTCATTCCCGGCAGGGTGATCTGCTCCTGCCACCGTCCGTCTTTCCGTTTTATCATTGCATTTTCCTCCTACTTTGTGTTATAGTAGGGGGTGCAGTAGTCTTCCGCAAACTTACTGTAACCCCTTTGCCCGTTCTCTGTGCGCCAACACAGAGGACGGGCACTTTTTATTTCTCAAAAAACCGGGTAAACCCTACGGCCTTCCCGACGATTTTCACTTTCCCCAGGTTTTCCCCAGAAACAATGATCGGCTCATACTCCCGATTTGCCGGGGAAAGAAGCACCATATCACCGACGCGCTTGAAATATTTCAAGGTAGCCTCCCCGTCAATCATCACGGCAGCGATTTCGTTGTTTTCCACCTCCGGCTGCTGGCGGATGTAAACCACATCACCGTCTTCAATCCCAGCCCCAACCATGCTGTCCCCTTTACACACAAGGGTGAAGTCACAGCGGATGCGGTTTGGTACTGCATCGTAGGTTTCAATGTTTTGCTCAGCGAGGATGGGCGTACCGCAGGCAATCGCCCCAACCCGAGGGACTGTGTAGGTCTCGGGGACCGGGAAAAAACCGGCAGGAGTGTTCACAGTAGATTCTCGATCCCTAGGAACATCATAACCCATCAACCAAGTTTCACTAACCCCTAAAGCCATCCCTAAGATGGCTAGTTTGGTTTGTCCTGGTTCCACCTTCCCATTCACATATTGGCTCAGGTCATTCTTCCCTAGTTTTACATTGTGCTCTTCGCAGTAGGGCTTTGCCATATCAATAATATCTACTTGCCTTAGCCCTCTTTCTGCCATGATTTCCTTTAGTCGTTGCGCCGTATTGGTGGCTCTCATGGGTGGCACCTCCTGTCCCCTATACTATAACAGATTTTGAACTAAAGTTCAATAGCAAACGGGAATAAATTCAACTTTTTTGAATTTCTCTATTGACTTCCTCTTCGCGCGGTGATATACTTTAGGTAGTTCAAAGCAATTGAACAACCCGAAAGAAAGGAGGTGCCCCTATGTCCTTTGATTACTCGAAACTCCTCGGTAAAATCGTAGAGGTCTACGGTACTCAACAGAAATTTTCTGATGCCATGAACCTTTCGGAACGCTCCATTTCCTTGAAATTGAACGGAAAAACCGGATGGAAGCAGTCAGAGATTGTGCAAGCCTCAAATCTGTTGGGAATCCCTGCAGAACTAATTTCTCAGTATTTTTTTGCGCAAAAGGTTCAATCAGATTGAACCGGCATCAAAGCAAAAGGACCGCCGAAGCGGTCCCGTTGCTCGAAGGTTATGCAGGCGGATCACACCGGCTGCACGCTGTATACCCGGCCTGCTTGGCCTGGTACAGCGTCATCCCGTGGCAGCTCTCTCTCAGATACTGGCAGCCATAGGAATGGTACTTGCTCCCCGTGTCTGTGACATACACCGTCACGGCAGACTGGGACGCATAGCCGGACCCCTCGGAACCGGAAGACGTTGTCCCTCCCGACTGCGTCGCCGCAGAACTAGAGGAACCCTCGGAAGCCTTGCCCGCTTCCGCAGATCCATCCTTCTTCCCGTTCTCATATCCGGCCTTGTACCCCCGGTCGAACCCCTCTGCGTATCCTTCGGTTCGCTTCGCTTCCAGTTGGCGCTCTAGGTCTTCCGACTTTTCAGCGTCTTCCAGAAGCGAGGTTACATCGACGGAGGCAGCCCCGGCGGCGAAAGCCTCGTCATACGCCGCCTGGATTTCCTCTTCCGTCATCATTTGGCAGGACCCGAGCCCAAGGCAAAGAACGATGGCGGCAACCAGAAGCAATACCCTTCGCATCGTATTCACCCCCTATTCCATCCTTTTATACCATAGATTCACCCGGGATGGAACGGAAAGCCACAAAAAGGAGGTACAAAATGTCGAGAGAACACCCAGCCTACCGCGACAACCTAGAGGACCTGCTGACCTTCTTCGACGGCAAGCGCGTCCTCTCCATAAAAGAGGTGGCCCGGTACACCGGCAAGGATGCCAGGTGGGTCAAGGCCCACTTAGGGTTCGGGGATGAAAACTGTATCTCAGTTCCCACCCTGGCCCGTCGGCTCTGCGAGGGGGTGTAACATGCCCACCTTCTATGGTTTGACCGTCTCCGTCGTTCGGAACGGCAACAAGCGGCGCTATCCCAAATGCGCCGGCTGCCGGTACCTGTCCCAGTTCTGGACCTGTGACTATCTATGGCACACAAGGTCCAGCCGGATCAAACAGGGAGTGCATACAGAACCCCAGGGAGGCTGCTCCCTCTACCGGAGCAGCAAAACCCACCAGGAACAACTCCTGACCAAGAAGGCCCGCCAAAAAGCATCCCAGGCCGTCCGGGAACGGAAGCGGAAACTCCCCCAAACCTTTGACCGGGAACTGGCCGCAACCCTCTACGACAAGGGAGCCAACGACCTGCAAATCGGCCTGGCCTGCAACGTCTGCAAAAAGACCGTTGCCAACTGGCGGAAATCCACGGGCCGCCCCAGCCACCAACCCCGTGGGAAAAATTATACCGAAAAGGAGAAAACCCTATGAACGCCATCCAGATCAAGAAAGCCGCCCTCGCCGAGGACACCATGATCCGGGCGATTGCCCCCGCCATGAAAAAGCGCCACGCTGAGCAGGCCAAGAAGGGCCGAAGAGCCCGCACCAACGCCGCCCTGGCCCGTCTCGGCATCCCCCTCCGGGTCCTGTGATCCAGGGGAAGCACCGCCTCTGCCATGTTTGCGGGAGGGACTGGAATGTCTCCAGTCTGGATCCAGGGGGCAAACACTACATCTGCCCCCACTGCGAGTGGCAGAGGCGCAGAAAGGGGGCTGATGCCCATGAGCCGCAAAAACCCCTTCGAAGGCGGGACCCGTCCCTGGAATGAACAGCCCCGCCCACCTGGCCGCCCGCAAAGGACGGACCCGCCGCAGCTGATCTCCATCTGCCTACACTGCCACCTGGAGGAGTGCCATCCAGAGGGCCGGGAGTGCCCCCTGAACCGGCAGTATCGCCGGAGGATGGAAATACCAAAGGACCTGGCAGACCTGGCAAAAACCATGACATACCAGGAACTGGGGGACCACTACTGTGTCTCTCCAGACCGGGCCAAGCGGTGGTGCCACACCCTGGGTCTCCCCCGAAAAACTGGGCGGCCAAAGCGCCCCCGTCCCCCACGGTTCAAAACCATGTACCTGAACGGGGTCGGGATCCACAAACTGATGCAGTATTTCCAAGTCGGGTCCGACGTCGTTCATCGTTGGATCCAAGAAACAGAGGAGGAGTTAGAACATGATCCAAGATAGCACATACAAACCATTCCCGCGAAAGATTCAGGTGGACATTACCGTTCAGCTGATTCAAAAGTTCATCAGAGAGGAAGCACTCCAGGATTTTCTGGACTTCATCGTATTGGAAAACCCCTACCTTTTGGCCAACTACCTGGACAACCAGGAGGAGAATTTTTCCGAGTGGCTTCTCTCCGGAGGAGGTGCGCAGTAATGGGTGTATCCGTCCTTATCCTTGGATATTCCGGATCTGGGAAATCAACATCTCTCCGAAACTTCGATCCTGGAGAGGTCGGAGTGTTTAACGTAGCCAGTAAACCTTTACCGTTCCGTAAGCACCTCGATGTGGTGGATCGGCCTAATTACGGTCTGATCGTCAAGACGATCAAGGCAAACCGTCTTAATGCCTATGTGATTGACGACGCAAACTATCTCATGGCTTTCGAGAATTTTGCACGGGCGAAAGAGACGGGATACACGAAGTTTGTGGATATGGCGTCCAATTTCGAGGCAATACTCGAAGCCGCCAATTTCGCCAGCAAGGACACAATCACTTACTTTATGATGCACCCGGACGTGAACGATGCCGGTCGGATGAAAGCCAAAACCATCGGTAAAATGCTCGATGAGAAGCTGTGCGTTGAAGGCATGTTTCCGATCGTCCTTCTGTGCGAGAAAGGAGAGGCTGGATTCTGTTTCGTGACGGAATCGGACGGCTTAACCCCGGTCAAAGCGCCTATAGAAATGTTCGCGGAAGCCCGGATTGACAATGACCTAAAGGCCGTTGATGGGATCATACGGGCCTACTGGGGACTATCTCCGTTAAAGGGAGGTGCTCCGGATGCCTGAATTTTCTCGGGGCGTGAAGGAATACATTCGTGCCCATGCCCTGGTGGAGGTTACCTTCCCCGTGGATTTTAGAGACCACGCAGAGGTTAATTGCTACCAGTGCAAGTACTACCGCCGCAGTTACAAAAAATGCGGCCTAAACGGGGAGATCTGCGAGTACCCCGACAAATATATCGGCAGCAGATGCCCTTTAACTTTCTATTCAGATGACAAGGAGGAAGACAAGAATGAGGAAAATTGATTGGAACAACGTCCAGGAAATGGGGGACTTCACCCCCGTCGCCCCCGGCGGTTATGTGGCCGCCATCACAGAGGTAGAGGACCATGAGTCAGACGAGTTTCTCATGATTTGCTGGGACTTCGTTGAGCAGCCCTATCGAGGCCGCAACACCCAGACGCACAAGGACCGGGGGTACTGGCCCATGCGATTCCCCCGCAGCTACAAAGAATCCGCTCTTGGATTTTTCAAGGCCTTCAAAACTGCTTTGGAAAAATCCAACCCCGGTTATATCTTCCGGGAGGATAACCTCCAGGACGTGCGCCGGAAATATATCGGCGTGGTGATCGGCATGGAGGAATACATTGCCAAGGATGGCACCGTAAAGACCCGTCCCACCGTCCGTCAGACCCGCAGCGTGGATTCTATCCGAAACGGGGCTTTTAAGGTGCCTGAGTTGAAAACTCTCCAGAATGGCGCGAAGGCCTACGGTGGGGACACCCCCTCCGGATTTACGGACCTTTCCGACGAGCCGGACGATAAGTTGCCGTTCTGAGAAAGGAGGGTACCCATGGAAAAACTGCTTCTCACCCGCAAGGAAGCCGCCCAGGCTCTCAACATCAGTGTAGATACCCTGGACATGCTTCGGAGCAGCGGCAAACTCCGCGCCGTCAACATCGGTGCCAGGGTGTATTACTCCCCAGATGAATTGAAGTCGTTCGTCACAAAGGAAGGGCGGATATGGTGACATGATCGTCCTTTCCCTCACCGAGGAGGACAGGGCCCTCCTCCTCCCCCTCACCCCGGAGCAGCGGGACCAGGTATTCCTAGCCCTGCTCACCGGGGTTGGGGCGGGAAGTAGCTGGGGGAAGATGGAGGAAGAAACGCTGGAAGCCATCCGGCGCAGAGCCGCCCGCAGGAAGCAGAAGAGCGAGTACAGCAAACGCTACTACAAGGGGCATGTCCAAAATGCCGTCCAAAATGCTGTCCAAAATACTGTCCAAAATGGACACCCCCCTTCCCCTTCCTCTCCCTCTTCGGCCCCCTTTCTTCCCCCCTCTTCTCTCCCCCCCGAACCCCCTCTCTCTACTCCCCCCTATAATCCCCCCTCTTCTCCCTCTCTTTCCCCATCTCCCCGGGATGTCTCACGCGCGGACGAAGATCGGTTTTCCCGGTTTTGGGCCGCCTATCCCCGGAAGGTCGGAAAACAGGCCGCCAAGAAATCGTGGAGTAGGCTCCACCCCAGTGAGGAGCTGACGCAAGCGATTCTCCAGGCCGTCGAGGCGCAGAAGCAAAGCAGGCAGTGGCGGGAGAACAACGGGCAGTTCATTCCCAACCCCGCAACCTGGCTCAACCAGGGCCGATGGGAAGACGAGCTTCCGAAGGGGGAGAGTTCCAACCCATTCCTAGACATGCTGGAGGAGGCAGGATTATGACCAGACAAGAGACCGTTTCCATCCTGGCTATTCTCCGGGCCGCCTTCCCAAGCTTCTACAAGGGCATGGAGCGGAAGGATCTGGAGGGCATTGTCAGTCTTTGGAACGACATGTTCCGGGACGATGCCGCCAACGTGGTGGCCGGGGCCGTGAAGGCCCTCATCGCCACAAAAACCACCGGATACCCCCCTACCATCGGGGAGGTCAAGGAGCACGTCCGGCGCATTACACAGCCCCGGGAAATGACCGAGCAGGAGGCATGGGCGCACATCTCCAAGGCCCTGCGAAACAGCCTGTACGGCTCCGAGGAGGAGTTCGCAAAGCTGCCGCCCGTGCTCCAGTCCGTAGTCCACGACCCCCGGCAGCTCCGGGAGTGGGCTATGATGGACGAGGCCACAGTACAAAGCGTGGTAGCCTCCAACGTGCAGCGCAGCTACCGCGCCAGGGCCCAGCAGGCCCGGGACTTTGAGGCCCTCCCTGAGGACGTGAAAGCCCTCTCCCGTGGTCTCGCGGAACAATTTGCGTTGCCCGATGAAAGGGTTTTTGAATGATTCGAAAAGGAAACGTTTACAAGCTTCGCCAGCACGGCGATCCTGGCAATGGCATGACTGTCCTGGTCCTCTCTGGGGAACAGGCCAACCGGGAGACCGGCCACATCGTGGTAGCCCCTATCGTTCAGGGGCGGGCAAAATTGTTTGACGGGAGCATCACTCGCCCGGACGTGCAGTTTCGTGGGCATGTGCATCACGTCTGCCTGGACCGTGTTCGCAATGCCCCGGAGCACATTCTGCGGCACGGCCTCGGGTCATTGCCGTATACCGAGATGGCAGCGGTGGAGGCGGCGCTGTGCCGCCTCATGGAACTGTGAGGTGCTTATGTGGGAGATCACCGTGAAACTCCGTCCAATTCCCTCAAGCGCCCGGAACCCCCGGGGAAGCCGGGAAGGGATTGCCATGGACCTAGAGAAGTACGGTCATGTGCAATACGTGGAAATCCGGGAGACAGGTACCCCGGAGCAGATGCAGATAGGAGGCAGCAAATGATTTTAAGCGGCGACGAAATCAAGCTCCAGCATGAGGCTGGAACCATCGTCATTGAGCCCTGGGACGATGCCCGGGTAAACCCGAACAGCTACAACGTCTCCCTGGCCCCGGAGTTGATGGTCTATGCCGAGGCCTGTCTGGATCCCCGGCAGGACAACCGGACACGGACCATCACCATCCCCGATGAGGGGCTTGTGTTGACCCCTGGGAAGCTCTACCTCGGTCGCACCAACGAGTGGACCGAGACCTACGGCCTGGTCCCCAAACTGGAGGGACGGTCCTCCATAGGGCGCTTAGGGCTGTTCATCCACGTCACTGCTGGTTATGGTGATGTGGGATTCAAGGGGTACTGGACGCTGGAGATCGTCGCGGTTGAACCCGTGCGCATTTACCCAAACATGGAGATCGGGCAGCTGTCCTATCATCCCGTGTGCGGGGAAATCACTGACACATACCGCGGCAAATACCAGGGGAGCCGGGAGATTGTGTCTAGCCGGATGTACAGAGAGATGGAGGGGAAGAAATGACTAGAAAGGGAATACTGGACGCCGCAGAGGCGTGTGTTTGCGGACAGAGAGAGCAGGACTATGGCAGCCCAGAGGACAATTTTCGCACCATCGCTGAGTTGTGGAGGCAATACATACAGGCTCGTTGCGTTGGCCCTGGTGTTTTGGTAGACCTTGTCCCTGACGATGTGGCCGCCATGATGGTTCTGCTCAAAGTGGGACGAATTGCTGGAGGATCCTCTTCCCAGGACAACTGGGTAGATATCGCCGGTTACGCCGCCTGTGGCGGGGAGATCGCAACGAAAGGGGCAGCGGAATGAGTATCACCAGAGAACAGGCCGCAGAATGGTTCACTACCATGCATCCACCCGGCCCAGCCGCCCGGGAGATGTACCGGATGGCTGCGGAGGCGTTGAGAGCGCATTCAGTGGTTGAACGGAGCTTGTCTCCGAGGGAATCATTTCCGAGCGACGATGAGTATATTGCGTACCTGATCGGCGTGATCCGCAACCTGGAGACGGCGAGGAGAAATCTGAGGGCGATTATCGAAGAACTGGAGGATATCCATGGAGAATGACCTGCCTCTGCCGTATTACCGAGCATACCGAAAAGCTTTGCGTGATTTGAAAGCAGGAATTGAAAAGGTGGGCGATAATCTCAAAATGTATGGCATGAACAATTGGAAAGGGATGATCGCCATTATCGATATGGTGTTACAGGACCCGGAGAAACTGATGTACTCGCAGAGCTTAGAGGAATATGAAATCCCAGAACCATATCTTGGTAAATGGGAGAAATACAAGGAGAAAGTCCGGAAAAAACTGAAGGAGGACAACCCATGAGCATGACGCGAGAAGAAATCATAAAAGCATATGAGGACGCTGTTGTGGAAAGCGGATTAGCCGCCGCAGCTGGGAACGAGGAGGCAGCAAAATCCTATGAGCTGTTTAAGGCTGGATTGTACGCCCTCCGCCCCATCAGCCGGGGGCAGATAGAGCAGAACAAAAGGCGGTGGGAAGTTCAAACCAGTATATCCCCGTATTACTACTGTTCAGGATGTGGAGAATTGTTCGAAATCCACTCCCACGACAAGGAGAAATACAGATTTTGCCCGTACTGTATGTCTCCCATGACGGATGAAGCCGTAGAGATCATGCTAAAAAGAATGGAGGCATTACTCAATGATTAACCGAGAGCAGGTGGAGAAGGTGTGGAGGGGTGAGTGGATTATCCAGGAAAGGAAACACTCTGAGTTCATAAAAAAATGCTCTAAATGTGGTTTCCCCATATCAGGATGGTGGGGCGCTGATAAGTTTTGCGCAAACTGCGGCGCTCCCATGACGGACGAGGCCGTGGACATGATGCTGGAGAGATTGGAGGCGCTGAAAGATGGCAGTACGACCGATTGACGCCGTGCAGGTGCTAAATGACATCAACTGGCACCACAAACCAACGCCAGTGAGTGAATTCGAATCCGGGTTTAACCAAGGGCTCAATCAGGCCATGTGGATAATAACTCATGCCCCCACCCTCGCCCCGCCGGAGATAGTGTATTGCCAAGATTGCGTATACCTTGAAGATGGGTGTGTAAATTGGTGCAATAAGTGGGAGCACATATGCCCTGATGATTCGGAATTTTTCTGTAAATACGGGAGGAAGAAAAAATGGCGAGACAGATTGACCTAGACCAACTTATGAAATATCCGCTCAGACGTGGAAGCGAGCATTGTGATGAGAAAAACGCTGACCCTCGTTTCCTAAACGGTGTGGAATCCATCTTAGAGTGGGCGCAGACATTGCCCACCCTCACCCCGCCGAACGAGCCGCTGACTTGCGGATTGGTAGACAGACACGGCATGCCTCTGAGGGCTGGGGATACCGTAGCGGCTGACAAATTTTTTGTGTACGCAGTCCGATACGGGAGCCATAATGTCAACCCGGATAACTGCGCCCCGGCGTTCCAGGTCGGGTGGTACCTGGAAATTGTGTGGGCATATCCAGGATTTGAGGACAGTGTGGGGTGTATAGAGCCTTTGTATGACATCGATGGAGTAGCAGCCAGATACCCAGCCCATTGTGCGGATACAACAGACGGGATTGATAACCTAAAATTCGAGAAAGTTACCCGCCGCCCGCCGGAGGGAGAGGAGAACACATGAAGTGCAGGAATTGCAGACACCTTTATAAAGACTGGTGCGCACATAAATTAGACAGCCCTGACCCTGATTTGGACAGGGAATGCAAAGACTATATGCAGGCCACTCACGCCGACCGCATCCGCTCCATGAGCAATGAGGAGCTATCGAAGTTCCTCTGTGAATTCCGATCCTGTGGTTCAGACGGGTACCCATGCAGCGGATGCAAGGCTGAGCGATACTGCTACGCTGGACACACCGGAATGAAGGACTGGCTCCAGCAGCCAGCAGAAGAGGAGGACACCTGATGGACATAAACGAACTGATCGACAATCTTAGATTTCCGTCATGGCATGATCTTGAGGATCCAGACGCAACCCTTTTAGGTGATGCGGCTGACGCCCTCTCCACGCTCCAGGGCGAAAACGAGAAGCTGAAGAATGCGGCTGATAGCTGGAAAAAGAAATGGGATGGGCTTGATAAGGCTGTGAGAAACGGGAGTGTGTACAGACCCATGCAAGAAGAGTTAAATCTTACTCACGAAGAAAATCAATCATTAAAAGATGAAAACGAGAAACTGCGGGCCGAACTGGATTCTGTCAAGTGTGAGCGGGATGCAGCAATTAAAGACCTGTTTGAAATAATAGGAGATATCGAGGAAATCAGGTGCGTATACGGTGTTAATAACGCCGACGCCGATGAGGCTTTCGCAGAACTGTGTAATGGATATTGTGCCAATGCAGGTAACTTCTGCTACAAAGAAGGCGAACATTATCGCTGTAAACATTTTAAGTGGCGCGGCCCGCATAAGGAGGAGGACTGACATGGAAACAAACTATGACTGCTGCACGTACTATCAGACGGACGAATACGACGATGGCTACGTCATGTTTCCCTTTTTCCCCGTCAAGGTCTGCCGGAACTGCGGCGAGGTAATCGCTAAATTCGGGCCCGTCCGGAACTTCTTGTTTGATTACATTTTCTCTCTGTTCTGGGACGGAAAAGTCCACATCATCAGGAGGGGGAGGGGTTCGAGTGAAAGTCCTAGCCCTTGACCCCGGAGACATCCAGTCCGGCTTCTGTGTCCTGGATAGTGATACCCTCCGCCCCATCAGAGTGGGAAAGGAGCTCAACGCCACTTGCCTGCTCATGGTCCAGGTGGAACGCTACGATTTCCTAGTCATTGAGCGCGTAGCAAGCTACGGGATGCCCGTGGGGCGGGAGGTTCTTGAGACCTGCGAGTGGGTGGGCAGGTATACCCAGGCTGCCACTGCACCCGTGGGGTATATCTACCGGAAAGAGGTTGTCCTGCACATCTGCAACAGCCCCCGTGGCAACGACGCTACCATCCGCCGGGCTTTGATTGACCGGTTCGCCACCCACGACCGAACCAACGGAAAGGGAAACAAGAAGCACCCGGATTTTTTTTTCGGCTTTCGAGCCGACATGTGGGCAGCCTACGCTGCCGGCCTTGCATACATAGAGACAAAAGGAGGACAACCATGGAGGAATGGAGACCAATCCCCGGAACCGGCGGACGCTATGACCTCAGCTCGGAGGGTCGGGTCCGCGCCTGGTTCCACTGCCGGGACGCCACAATCCCCATAAAGGAGCCAAGGATATTAAACCTCACGAAAGATTACCACAGCAAGACGATGCTGGTCACGCTGTACTATCCTGACGGAGGGGGGCAGAAAACCCACCGAATCCGCAGCCTCATGCGGGATGTGTTCATGGACGGCCCGATTCCCGGCATGTGTGTCAAGAACAAGAACGGGGACTGGCAAACAAACTCTCGCCAGAACCTGATGTATTGCCCCAGCAAAAGCCTGTCTCCCAGCGTCAGAATTCCAGTGAAAAAGGTAAGTAGGGAGGGAGTCGTAGAAATTTACGCTTCCATTACCGATGCCGCACAAGCCAACTTCCTCACCACAAGTGGGGTGCGGTACCGGATCAGAAACCACGTCCAGGACAACGGATATTGGTTTGAATACGACAAATAGAAAGAAGGGACCGGGTCTCCGGCCCCTTCCTTCTTATCCGAACGGATTTTTCCAGTTCGAGTTAGCAAGAACAGAGTATACGGTTCTCCACTGGTTTTGAGAGTAATTACTCTGGATGTAATTTACCAACTCGTTTTTACTAAGAGTCCCGTTCCCGTTTCCGAATTCTTGATCGGCAACTTGACGGCCAATGGAAAGTTCCTTCGCCGCTTCCTCATCGAAACCGGCGTTGACAGCGGAACTGTACCTCTGGTCATTCATGGTGTAGCCTTTGTGTCCAGAGGAAGTGGTATCGCCGATAAGAGCCTTCACACTTTTCCAGTTTCGATTCCCATAAGCTTTCAGATACTTGTTATACTCCTCCGTACCAGGCTCAATACTCATCTTTTCCCGCATATAGCGTTCAAATTCGGATTCATCCAGTTCGCCGTCCTCACCATAAGCTTTTGCTCCCTCGATAATCTTATACCCTTCGGCGGCCTCCTCCGGAGAGAATCCTGCGTTAATGGCTTGTTGATACTTAGAGTCATCCCCAATATTTACGGGGTTAAAGTTGTAAACTTTAAGGTTCTCTTTCAAGTATTTCTTTTGATCGTCGTTTAGACGGTCATTGCTGTCAATCATGGCGGCGACATCCATACCCTGCTGTTGATTAGACTTGCTTTCGTCGTTGTCGATGTTGCTCTTGCCGATGTACATAGTCAGGTAGTCCACAGGAGAAATGCCGTGCTGGTCCCTCCCCTCAATAAGCTTGCCATACCAGGAATCAAACTTACTGGTATCTGCACCAATCGCCTCCTTGCCGCTATAGGTTCCATATTCAAATACCTTTCGGACAACCTTCGCCTTATCCTGGTCGGACAACTCCTGATACTGCGGGGAAGATATAATTCCCTCCAACATGTCTCGAGACTCCGAACCCTTTGTCTGAGCATAGGTTTGCCACTGTTCGGCGGTGAGGCGTTTGCCATCCACCTCTGCGCTCTTCTCCGGGTTCTTCGGCAAAACACCTTCTTCCCCGAGGTCATAGAGACGTTGCAATTCGGTATCCACATCATCCGTGTTACGTTCTGCAATGTAGCCGGGAGAAAGGAAGTTTTCCAGAAAACGAACGAGGGGGTTTTCCGTGACATCGGCCCGCCCCCAACTGTCCAGCCAAGCCGGGTTTCTTTGGGATAGGCCGGGGATCTTGTTCATTTGAGTTTGAAGGAAGGTCTGCAAACCCTTTGGAACGTCCGTGGTCTTATCATAAAAGGTTGTCCGGCGGGTATCGTCGATGGTGCGGGCAATCTGTCCGGACAGGGTAGGGAACACTTGCCCAAGGAAATTCTGCGCCACGTTGGAGCCAATCCCGATAATCGGGTTAGCCTGATTGTATGCTGCGCTCTGAATTGCCCCACTGAGGCCAGAAAGCATGGTCATGTTCATCATGGGTTCAAACATGCGGGAAATGGCATTGACGGTTTCTGTAAAGAACCCGGGGCTATCCTCGTCTTCCTGCTCATCCAGAAGACGTTTGAAGGCATTGTATCCCTCCACCCCAAGGAAGAGAGGAATGACAGACGGTGCCGCCCAGTCAATGGTATAGGAATAATCCCCGACGTTCAAGGAATACTCCTGAGATCCTTGCGCTACGCCAAAATCGCGGAGCCGGTCATCTTCATCGTCTCCTGCGTTAATCAGTCCCTGAGACGCCAGAAAAGCACCGATAGCAACGATGCCGGAACCGGTAATGCCTGCTGCAATGTTGTCTAGCGCTTCCGCTGCGGTGGCCTCTCCCTTTGGCACTTTGCTCAACCACTGGTGCATACCACGGAACAAGCCAATAGGGGAAAACTCAATGCTTCGTTTCGTAATATTGATGGGGGTTTTCTTAAAGGGCATAAGGCCGCCAATCACCAGTTTGGCCGCTCTGCTGGAGCTCTCTAACTCTGCCAGTTTGCTCGCAAGGGAGGAATAATTCTGGAAAGTGGATTCCAGCGCATCCTCGATAGCCTGCCCCCGACCTTCTTCCAACACATTTTCCGGGATGTCCTGTGTAGATGGGTCATAACCCCTGGCTTTCAAGAAGTTCGACAGACTGTTGATATAAGTGCTCTTCTTGAAAACCATGTCCTCAAAGTCCATCAAGTTACTGTTTGCAGAAGCGGCTCCTTGAAGCGGCTTCAACATCGTGTTAACGCCACGCCAGAAGGCACTGCGCTCCTGTTTCCCCTTGTCAACGGTCAGCCCCTTTTCTCGGACCCGACGCATAATCTCTCCGCCTTCCGGCGTAGTGTAGGGATTACCTCGAAGGACATCCTTGTTGGCTTCAAAATCCTGTCGCGCAAAGTCCCTGGTGGCACGGTTGGCCCCCACAGAGCGGGTCCTCTGTTCTTGAGGGAGCAGAGCGTTTTGTAGTCCCGCAGAAAGTGCGTTTCGTGCCTGGATCGGCCCCTGCATGATAACGTTGCCCAGGACGTTTCGGATATGTGTGCGAGGATTTCCCAGCATGGCGAAATAACGCCAGGTATCCAAAGCATCCCCAAAAGTGCGGGGGACGCGCTCCGCCACATAGTCATAGATGGCATCTAGGGCCGCAATCTGGGCTTCATTGGTCTCAGCGTTCATGTACTGCTGGTACAGTTCATCCGGGACCTCGATACCCTGGAAACCCTCCCCGTATTTTTTCTCCATCGTATCGTTGACCTGGTCAACGCCCTTCTGGATATAAAACAGTTTTCCTTCCGGCGTGGCTCGTTTCAGCAGACGAAGCGCCTGAATATTTTGCCCGGAAATGGTACCAAGTGCAGCAATCTCACCCGCCAGCCGTCCAGCAGTTTCATAGTCTCCGGCATTGGCTGCGGCTTTATAGATCATCTGCGCCATGACCACATCGTCCTTTGTAGCCTGCCGTCCGGTGGAAACCATTTCATTCCATTGGTTCAGGCCATTCTGGAAGCCGTCCCTTTGACGCAGAATGCCCATGGCCCGGTCCACACTAGCTTTGTCCTTCTTCGGATTATAGGACCACTCCTTGTTCACTACGCCCTGCTGGAACAAATTCACCAGTGCATCCGGGGTGGCTTCCGCTTCCATGAATGTTCTGGCAGACTGACGTACCCGGTCTTGTCCGTCGGTACTGCGTGGTACGTCCACCATCCGCGCCGGTTTCTCGCCCGGTGCAATAGCCCCGTATTCATTCAGCATCCGGGAATACGGGTCAAATCCACTAGGAGCTGCGCCAACACTGTACCCCTCCCCATTGACATTCTCAGATTCTCTCTGTATACTATTAGTAGAAGGCGAAACTGTGTCGCTGGGGTAGCCTGAAAGGGTCCTGGTCTTGATCGGCACAGGGTCGCCTTCCTCGTTTGTTAGGGCAACCTCATGCAGATAATACCGTCCCGCGTTTGGGCTGTTTTCTCCGGTTTTTCGGACAATGACGCCCATGTTGTAATCCTGGTCGCCAATGCGAATACGCCCGCCGAAGGTAACACTGTCATACCCCCGGCCTTTCCAGTTTTGCTGCTCGTCAATAACTTGCCCATTTTCGATTACGTCGGGGACAGCAGAAAACGCAATGGCCTTGTTTCGGCTTATGCCGTGCATGATGGAATCTCTCGCACCTTTTCTGGTCAGAGCTACGTCGCCAAAACCCAACCGGGTTACTCGGTTCCCGAGACCTGCAAAGAAATCCGCGATTTGGTCGCTCAGTCTCCGTCCAGGCTGGGAGGCAAACTCATTCCCACTCAATTCCGTCAACACGCCTCCAGAGGCCAGGCGGTCACTGTTTTCTCGCAGAATATCTACCAGGCGGCGGTTGACGGTGGGCCTTGTTTGCGATACACTGTTTATAGCGGACGGCCCTTCGCCGGGTAAGCGGGCCGAAGTTTCTTCGGTGGCCCCGGTTTGGAACGTAGGGCCGCCCATTTCATCAGACGTAGCCATTCCAGGCTGCGTCTGATTTTGTCTGTTCAAAAACTCCTGCCGAAGCTGCTCCTCCGTCACCTCCCCGGCATCCATGGCAAGTGCATTTTGCCGCAGGTAGTGCTCGAAGGAATCCCTTGTCACTGCCCCGGGAATGGCCTCCTTTGCTTGGAGATAGGCTTCGTTGGGGCCCACCCGCTGGTCCGGGTTCCCCAGGGCCTCGTTGGGGGTGTATCCCTCCGAAAGCATCTGGTCCAGGATCAGCTCCACCTTCTTTGCGGCGGCGTAGTTCTCCTGCCCCCGGTCTGCAATGATGTCCTGGCACACCTGGATGATCTCCTGACGGGAGAGGCCCAGGTCCGCCGCCCGCTCCAGGGCCTCGGAATACCGGGCCACCGTCCCCCTGCCCTTCTGGTTGCTCTGGGTCTCCAGGCTCCAGTTGGCGTCCTCCATCAGAGCCTGGGCCGCCTGGACATAGTAGGGGTGCAGCTGGGGATAGTCAAACTGGAAGGCTTTGACGGACCGGTTTCCCACATCCTCGGTGGTCCGGTTGTCGATATGGTTTTCCGGGGTGTTGTAGTCTGTGGAAACCTCCCCGGACTCTACCCGCCGGGCCTGGAGGATCCCGTTGTACTCATTCTGGATCTCATCCAGTTCCAACCGCAGCGCCTGGTAATTCTCAGGCGTTTGCAGAGACGGGTCCTCCGCTGCGGCCTGGGCCCGCTGCATATAGTCCTGGTACCGCTGCTGGTATCTGGCTTCCCGTTCCGCCAGGGTTTGAGGCGCTTCCGGTACGGGGACCGTATTTGCCTCCCGTCTGGCGTTCCGCTCAGCGGCAGCCTGTTCCACCGCCTGGTTGAGGACCGACTGGGACCCCCGGGGTTCCTCCGGCTCCACTCTCGCCGCCTGCTCCCGTTCCCGCTGGGTCTCCTGGATGGTCTGGAGCAGGGGATTTTCCGGGGTACTCGGCATCTGCGCCTGGGTCTCCCGGGTGACCTCCTGTACCGCCCGTCTGGCTGCGTCCTGCGCGGCGGCAGTCCCTCCTCTGGTTCTGCCACTGGAAGCCGTGGTCCCGCCCGAAAGCGCAGACGCACCGCCGCCGAGGACCCCGCCCGTAATGGCACGTGC